TCATGATGATGAGCAGGGTAGCATCGGTTCCGTCAAGGTAGGATCTCTTTCCAAGAAGTTCGACGTCTATGTTGACCCGTACTTCCCACGGAATGTGGTTCTGGTCGGGCGACGTGGATCCTCTTTCCTTGAAAGTGGATACGTGTATGCACCTTATGTGCCGCTGCAGACTACACCTACCATCTTTGGCCCGGAAGACTTCGTGCCCCGCAAGGGCGTGATGACTCGTTACGCCAAGAAGATGGTCCGTCCTGATATGTATGGCTTAGTCATCGTACAGGGACTGGAAGGTCAGAGTGGTGGTTGATAACGATTAGTTATAGTCACTAAAAACATTAAGCCCCTGTCGAAAGATGGGGGCTTTTTGTTATGCAAGGTACTACTTAAAAATACCAATAGGGCCCCGCGAGGGTAAGGAGAAAATCGATATGGCCGTATCACCCAATTTAGCAAGATTAAAGAAATTAATGACAGAAATACAAACGTCTGTCCAAATGAACCAAGCAACACTACAAGGTTTGCGCAAGCAGGTAGTTTCGCTGACCGGCGCCGGCGCAACAAAGACCCTGACTGCAGATGATTCTGGCGCCATTGTAAAACTGGGCGGCTCTAATGCTTCTACGGTTACACTGCCATCGGTCCAAGCGGGACTAAGTTTTCGTTTTGTGGCGACGTCTGCGGTTGCGCATGTCATTAATGGTGGAAATTCAGTTATAGAGGGGGGCTACCACCACAATACGAACGGTGCCACCGTTGCGCGTGTAGCAGTGACGAATAAATCTAGTTTAACATTACACGCCACTAATCCCCTGATCGGTGATACATTAGAAATGTGGAGCGATGGAACCAGCTGGTATGTGAGTGGGATTGTTAATGATATCATTACACAAGCTTAAATCTTAAAAACAATATTTAGAAAACCCTCTATCTTTCCGATGGAGGGTTTTTGTTTTATGGCTTTCTTGCAGGAGGTTTGTTGCTGGGCAACTATTTAATGTAGCGGGAGATTCTATCAATGCCAACCAACTTAAATCCTATATCAAAAACAAGCGCAATTGTTTTAACATCGACTGGTAGTACAGCCCTGGTAGCGGCCGGCTGTCCCTTCGGAGTATACACGGGATCAGCTGATTTTCTAAGTGGCGCCTCGATGCAGGTGGCCTATACATATAAAAAGCTCGGTGGGGATGTTGTTGATATTGAGTTGACTCCCAACAATGTTTATGCAGCATATGAAGAAGCAGTCTTAGAATACTCCTATATCGTCAACCTACACCAAAGCAAGAATATGCTGTCGGATGCCTTGGGAAATACCACTGGAACTTTCGATCACAAGGGAGACGCCAAAAGCGGGCCGGCCAACGTTAATCTTAAATACCCCCGCTTTAAATTTGAATATGCACAGAAGGTAGGAGATGGCTTATCGGCTGTCGCAGGCATGGGAGGAACAGTTCCTGAATATTCGGCTTCCTTTAAGCCCACCGAAGACGTGCAAGATTACGATATTCAAGCCATTATCGCTAGCGCGTCTGCTGCCGGCGAAGATGATCGCGGCAGTCCCGTCCCGTATGCCGGCAAAGTTGACAATAAGAGGGTTATAGTCCAAAAGGTTTTTTACATGTCACCCAGGGCAGTCTGGCGCTTCTATGGCTATTATGGAGGCATCGGCGTCGTGGGGAATTATTGTACCTATGGACAGTTTGGCGATGATTCTACTTTTGAGATCATCCCTACGTGGCAGAACAAACTTCAAGCCATTATGTATGAAGATTCTATTACCACGCGTACTTCTAATTATTCGTATGAGTTAATAGACGGCAAATTAAGATTATATCCGCCCCCTACTTATTGGGGCTTTGGAGATTTGGATAGAATTTGGGTCAGGTTTCGGGTTGAAAGTGACGCCTGGGCAAACACCTCAGATGTGACGGGCAGTATTAATGGAGTGAACAATTTTAATACATTGCCTTTTACGAATCTTCCCTATAAACATATTAATGCTATCGGAAAACAATGGATTCGGAAGTATGCGCTAGCCGTCTGCAAAGAGATGTTAGGGCAAATTCGTGGAAAGTTTACTACTATTCCTATCCCGGGCGAAAGCGTAACATTAAACTTCTCCGAGTTACTTACACAAGCCAAAGAAGAGCAAGCGGCCTTGAAAGATAAACTTCGAGAGATGTTGAAGGAGATGGAATACACCGAATTGGTTAAGCAAGATCAAGAAAAGGCTAAGGCAACCGCGGAGACGTTTACATACTCTCCGTTGCCCATTTTTGTAGGATAAAATAGAGAATGGCTGACGAATGGAAAAGACCGGCTGCACCCCCCCCGCCTCTCTTCGTAGGTAAGAAAGAGCGCGATCTTGTAAAACAGGTCAATGACGAATTAATTGAAAAAGTCATTGGCCAGCAAATTTTATACTACCCCATCGATTTGGAAATTACTAATTTTCACGAACTGTATGGAGAGGCCATAGAAAAAACGTACTTACCTCCCGTCCGTGTGTACGCACTGGTAGAATTTACAGAATATCAAACTTCTTATATGGAAAACGTAGGAGTTGATAAGAGTTGGGAAATTCTGATCCACTTCCACCGACGCAGACTAACTGAAGATCAAGATCTGTATGTGCGTGAAGGAGACTTTGTATTATATGGTGACTATTTTTATGAGATAGTGAAACTGTCGGAGCCCCAAAAGCTTTTTGGGCAGGTAGATCATAGTTTTGAAATCGCCGCCACTTGCAAGCGGGCTCGAAAGGGACTCTTCGATGCTACCTGATAATTTTGATTTTGCAATGTTGCCCACTGGGAGTGGTGAATTCCACCTAGAAGAAGTAGGAATGCTAGAGTCTACTATCGAGACTATAGACTATGCTTTAATGTCGTGGGTCAAAGAAGATCTTAAACTTTCCACGAGCACCAACGAGGGATTCACAGAGGTGCCAGTTTTATGGCAGGTTCCTGAGCGCTCTTATCAAATTAAACATGAGAAGTCTTTGCGAGATGATGCCGGCGCCCTAAAGCTCCCTGTCATCAGTGTAGAGAGGACCGGCATTGTTAAGGATCCTAATCGCAAAGGAGGCTTCCAGGCAAACTATTATTCTAAAAACAAGAATGGGCGCCCAGGCAGGATTGTAATTGCAAAAAGAATAGTACAGGATAAAACCCGGAATTTCGCCGTGGCCTCTGGTACTCGGACTTATAGCGATGGAACCGAACAGCGATATTATCCCCGCAAAAATCAGAAAGTCGTCATTCAATCTTTGTCGGTACCCTTCCCTGTTTATATCAACGTGGATTATAAGATCACTCTTAAGAGCGAATTCCAGCAGCAGATTAATGAACTAATGACCCCCTTTATGGGACGCACCGGGCAGATAAACTCCTTTGTGATGCGTCGTAATGGACACTTGTACGAAGCCTTCATCGATCAGAACTTTACCTTAAGTAATAATGTTAATAACCTGAGCGAAGATCTTCGCATGTTCAGTACTGAGATTAGTATTAAAGTACTTGGATATTTAATGGGCGAGAGCAAGAATGACGATAGGCCTATTGTGCGTGTGGATGAAAATACTGTGGAAATCTCCTTTCCCCAAGAACGCACCGCCTTTCCGGGTGAGCCAAACATCTTTGGAATCACCTGGGATGGAAGCACACCCCCTAAAGGCGGCCCAGGCAGCAGTTCCTGAACAAAACCCCAAGTTTTCTTTTCAGTTCAGGAGCCGTTTGGTATTAGAAATACTATTTATTTTATGATTGCAGCACCGCATATTCCATACTTTATTATGAGGGAAAAAACAATATGTCAGTAAAGAACTTTAAATTTGTATCTCCAGGAGTGTTTATCAACGAGATTGATAACTCCTTTATTCCGAAGACCCCCGCCGATATCGGCCCAGTAGTAATTGGGCGCTCTTCAAGGGGCTTGGCGATGCAACCCGTCCGAGTCGAATCTTATGCAGACTTTGTTGGCGCCTTCGGCGACACCGTGCCAGGACGTGGCGGCGGTGACATTTACCGCGATGGCAACACGCAGTCTCCCATGTATGGAACGTATGCTGCTAAAGCGTTCTTAAATTCTGGTGTTGCGCCGCTTACTTATATCCGCCTTCTGGGCCAACAGGAAGTTGGAGCCACCGGCGATGGTATTGCTGGATGGCAAACCACCAAAGTCACCCCTCAAGCGGCCTCAGCTACAGACGCTCAAGATAATAATGGAGGGGCATTCGGGCTCTTTCTTTTCCCCAGTCAGTCGGTAGGGACCACTCTTGGAACCGGCTCGTTAGGGGCGGTGTGGTATCTTAATTCTTCCGCATCTATCGCTTTGAGTGGAACGATTCACATGGGTGCGGCCACCACTGCCTCTGTGGGCACAGTGATTGGTACCGACTCTAACAAATTATTCACAGTTCTGCTTTCAAGTTCAGCAGAGGGAACCCAAAAGTTTAAATTTGGCTTTGATGATGATGCCGATACCTTTATTCGGAAGCGGTTTAACACCAATCCCCAATTGGCTTCCACTGCCGGCAGTTTTTATAACAGCAACTCGGCCACTAATTATTGGCGCGGGGAGTCCTACGAACAATTCCTCCGCGACTCGGGCAGCTTAGCTTCCTCGACCGCATTGGGAGTTATCCTCCCGCTGCAACGCGGCACCCAGGATTCTAGAGGGACCGCCACCGAAGGCCCACAACAGATGCGCCAAGCTTCCCGCGAAGCTATCGCAGGCTGGTTTATCGGTCAAGATGCGCAAGGAGATCCCGCGAGTTTTAATCCTTTAACTACCACCAAAAAATTGTTTCGACTGGTGGGCCGCGGCCATGGCGAATGGCTTACCAAGAGCCTTAAGGTGTCTATCGACAAGGTTAG